AACAACAGTTGCTGGCAGTATTACCAACATTAATAACTGTGGTAATAACTTAGCTGATATTGAAAACTTTGCTGACTTATATCAGATATCATCTTCAGCACCTACAACTAGAGCTGATGGTACAGCTTTAACAGTTGGTGATTTGTGGTTTGATAGTTCTTCTAACCAAGTGATCATGGTTTATGACGGCTCTTCAGGAGACGGATTCTCACCAATCACACCTGACCAAGCAACTATTACAGCTATTAATAGTGTTTCTGGTCACGTTACTTTCCAAGAAGATTTAGGTCTTATAACTAACGCCGTTAATACTGGATCAGGAAATAACTCTATTAATACAGTTGGTGCAAATATTGCCTCTGTTAACACAACAGCCGGAAGTATTGCAAACGTAAATACAGTTGCTACAAATATCGCAAATGTTAATACAACTGCTGGTTCTATTACCAACGTTAATAATGTTGGAGCTTCGATAGCTGATGTTAATAGATATGCAAACGAATACGTAATACAAAGCGGAACTCCATCATCTCCAAGTGCTGGCGACCTTTGGTATAACACAACAGCTAATAATCTTAACTACTACACAGGCGGTGCGTTTGTAGCTATAGCTCCCGGTATTGCTGGATTAATAAACGATGGCAACCCTTCATTAGCTAATCATCTTGACTGTAATGATAAGAACCTTACTGAGGTAGGGACAGTCAGTGGAAACAATTTACAACTCGATTTCGGTACACTTTAAATGGCAAAATTATTAAAATTAAGGCGTGGTACTACAACGCAACACGCATCATTTACTGGTGCTGAAGGCGAAGTAACCATAGATACCACAAAAGATACAGCCGTTATACATGACGGCGTACAAGCTGGTGGTAGACCACTAGCAAGAGAAGATATGGCAAACGTATCTTCAGCTTCCATTGCTGGAAGATTAGGCACAGGTGCTATACAAGGAACACAATTAGAAAACTCTGGAGTATCTGCTGGAGCTTATGGTTCTAGCTCTGCTATTCCTATCGTCACAGTTGACGCTCAAGGTTTAGTTACCGCAGCTTCAACAACTGCGATTGACAGCACAACTATTGCAAACGGCTCTGCTTCAGTAGCAGTAGCTAGTAATGGTCCAATTACATCTAATGCCAACCACGACTTTTCTGCTGGTATTGACGTAACAGGAAACATCTCAGTAACAGGAACAGTTGACGGTGTAGACGTAGCAGCTTTAAAGACAGCAAAAGATAGTCTATCAACCAGTAATGGAGCAATCTTAAATGGTGTAACCGCAACAACACAGTCTGCTGGCGACAACAGTACAAAAGTTGCTACAACTGCATACACAGATACAGCCGTATCAAACTTAGTAGATTCATCTCCGGGTGCTCTTAATACTCTTAATGAGTTAGCAGCAGCTATAAATGATGATGCAAGTTTCTCAACTACTATGACCAATAACCTTGCTACCAAAATGCCTTTGGCTGGTGGTGAGTTTACAGGTAATGTTACTTGCGAAAATATTACACCTGATGCCGATAGCTCTAGAAACTTAGGTACAAACTCAGTAAGATTTGCAAATGTATATGCTGACAACTTTGTTGGTGCTGGTAATAACCTAACAGGTATTGAAGCATTTGTTACGGGTATGATTCTCCTTTGGTCTGGTGCTGCTAATGCAATACCTTCTGGTTTTGTATTATGTAACGGATCAAACAGTACACCTGACTTAAGAAACAGATTTGTTATTGGTGCGGGTGATACTTATGCGGTTGATGCTACAGGCGGATCTGCAACTATTAGTGGGAATGTTAACCACAGCCATAGTACTCCAAACCATTCTCATGGTATGGAAGGGCATACTCACAGTACTCCTAACCATAGCCACGCTGTAAGCAACCATACCCACAGTATTAGTGGAAGTGTAAGTGGTAATACTAACAACACTGGTAGTCACTCACACAGTATTACAACTTCTGGTGGTAACTCAAGTAATGGACCAACCGCACCTCAAAGAAGTGGACAGGGATCACTTAGTGGTTACGGCAGTAACTCTGCTGGAAGCCATAACCATAGTTTCTCTGGAAGTTTTAGTGGTAACTCTGGTAACTCAGCTCCTAATACAACCTCTTCTGGAGCATCTAATACTGGAGGTGCTACCTCACACAGTACAAATTCTGCTGGAGCGTCTAACACAGGTAATAGTGGGTCTGGCTCAACAGTTTCAGTGCTTAACCCTTACTACGCTTTATGCTACATAATGAAGACATAAGCGAACTAGCTAGTGGTATCAGTATAAGCACTAAATTTACAATTATAAAAGAAATAACCTGTAAGGATTTAAAAGCTGTAGATCTTGTTGTACACAACTTAGAAAAATTAAAAAAAGATAAGTTTAAAACAATCAAGATCCCACAGTTTTCTTACAAAGTTTCTGATCTTATTATTACGGAGACGTGTGAATTTATAAAAGGATCTTTCCTCTCTACAAAACACGAACCTATAATTTTAAACGAATTAGTCTTAAGAAATAATGACTATACATTTGGCGATTACCATTATACAAATTTTGTAATTAAAAAAACTACACAAGACATATATGCCGTAGATTTTAGTTCTTACGGCTACATACCTGACAGATACGCACGAAACAGTTCATGGGTAACAAGAACTAAACATATCAATTAAATCCAAAAATTAACAACTAATGAATCCACTTAGCAACAAAGCACCGTCTTTTAAAGACCAAATTTATATTGCTCATAAACAGTTAACTCCAGAGTTCTGCAAACATTGTATCGGCAAGTTTGAAAGTGACCCTACTATTTATCCCGGAAAAACATTTAAAGGTCACGATGTAGCTATAAAACAATCTGATGATGTAACGATCTCACGATACAATCGTTGGAATCAAGAAGATCAGCAAATATCAACTGTATTAACTAGAAATGTAGCTAACTTTACAACACATTTTCGAAGTAAATTTCCTTGGTGGACACCACCTGTCGGACTACATGATACAGGTTATCTAATGCAAAGAACTGTTCCTAATGGTTTTTATACTTGGCATAACGATTTTGAAACAGCAAGATGGTACACATTTATTTTTTATTTAAATAATATCGACCATAAAGGTTATACAGAATTTATAGATGGTACAAGAATAAGACCTAGAGCTGGAAAACTGCTTTTATTCCCTTCAAATACACTGTTTCAACATAGAGGTGTGTCTCCAGTTAATGAGATTAAATACCTTATAACAGGATGGTTACATACCCCGTTTGATGGCGACCCAAGAATACAAGGTTCTTGGAAAGAAAAAACAAACACAGAAGTAACTAAAGAGCATCCTATGAACTCTATACCAGAAAACAGGTTTGGTGCTGAAGATCCACATATGACTTTATTTGAGGATGAACCCATGGATCCCGAAGATCCTAATAACAATGTACAAATGGTTTTAAACTAAAATGGCTGACACAATTACATGGTCTGTTACGGACCTAAGAAGAGATAGTAATGATAAAGTAGTACAAATATCTTATAAGGTTGAAAGAAAAAAAGATGGGGTTAGTTACGCTCCTACTGGTGTAGGTGAAGTAAACATAGAAGGTGATGTAACAATACCTTTTGCCGATCTTACACAAGCAAAAGCTGTCGAGTGGGCTAAAGATGCACTTGGTAGTGATGGAGTTGCAACAAAAGAAGCTGAACTAGAACAGTATCTACTTTCATCAGGTCTTCCTTGGACATCTTAATTAATTAAACAAACAACATTAACAATGAAATCTTTATTTATTTTATTAGCAGTAGCCATTGCTGTTCCTGTAATTTCACATCCAGCATGGTACTTACACGATCATGGCTTAGAAGAGCACACCCATGACATACTCATCCCTGATCATACCCACCATTGATCTACCACCAGTAGAAACGATAGAAACAATATCAATACCTTTACCTACAGCAGACGTTCCTTCTTACACGCCTTTGGTTGTACCTCCTAGTGATTTACAAGCAGAAGAAGAGGTAGAAGGAGAAG